CCGCCTTTAGCTGTGTTAGGAGATACTGTGTAAGTTCCTTTAACAGTACTTGTAGCATAATCTAAGACCTGAACCACATAGTCTTTAAGTTTATCAACCTTAGTATCATTAGCAACTGGAAAAGTCCAAGTCAGCGGCAAATCTCTTTGCTGAAATACAACTCCAGCGGTATTAGGAACTACTACATTAGTTGGCGGCAGCAAAGTAGAAGTTGCGAAAGCTACTCTAAAGTTATAAGCTACAGTAGTTACAACTGAACGCAACCCAGAAAAAGGATTAACAGCCCAGATATAAATATCATAGACACCTGGAAGTGGGTACTCAATGTCAAAGTCAGATGTACCTAAGTTTCTGGCTTGCTGATATTCTTGATTATCTCTACGGTAAGAAATATCAAAAGTAGCTCTATAGTCTTCAGTACCACTAACATTCCAATCCCAGTCAACAGCTAGTTTAGAGAACTCAACAACACCATTAGAGGAGAACACTTCATCTACTGTAATATTACTAACAGCTGGAACTGTAAAGTTATTAAAGTTAATGAAACTACCAGAAGGCGTAGCAATAGAACCTACTGTCTCGATATAACTATATTTAGACTCATTATGTGTCAACCCAGTAACTGTATAAACGTGTTCATCATCTTTATCAACCTTGATAACTTTAACTGTTCTAGGAGTTAAAGCTGTAGTTGAGAACAACACAGTTCCACCAACAAAAGGTACTTCGCTTCCAGTATAAGTAACACTAGAGAATGAGCCATTAGTTTGTGTAATTGCTTTCGATAAGAATGTAGTACCATCATTACCGATAAACTGAATGGTATAACTAGCATTAGTTAAAACTATTGAACGGTCTAAAGCCAGCGTTGTAGTGCCTGCTAAAAGAGAACTTTCAATAATTATCCCATGTTTAGGGTCAGTTACAACATTATCACTGTCCATAACAGAAACTAACTCACCTATTTGATAAGAAGCACCTTGGAATAATTGTCTAAAAGTAACTAAATCAGTAGCATAGCAGTTATTATAAAGAACAGCTCTAGCCTTTCTCAAAGCTTGTGCTTCACTTTTACAACCAAACAATACTACGTCTGAGGTTTGCAACCCATATCTGTCAATTAAAGTCTGTTCATAATGAGTAGCAGTATCACTATCACCAAATAGTTCTTCTCTAGCATAGGTTACATTGACTAGATTAGTTCTACCTTCTAGGTCATTAGATGAGTACTCAAAAACACCATCAACTACAGTAGCATTAGATACTACTTTAGTAATGCTTTGGCCTGCGCCATCCCAGATAATTGAAATCTGGCCTAGACTATTAGAGGAGAAGTTAGCATTACCTAGGTTTAATAAATAAGTTAAAAATGTCGGAACATTATCTCTTTCAATAAACTGAAAGTGCGCTGTATATCTAGGTTCTTGACCACCTTTACCATCTGATACTAACTGGTCACAGTACTGAGCATACAAGTAAAAGGAACCTACATCAATATCACTAGCAGCAATCTCTAAACCCCATTCAGAGTCTAAGAAAGTAGAACCATGTTCTCGTAGAACCCAGTAAGTTATCCAAGCTAAGTTATCAGTATATTCTCTAACTGACTTGAACGCACCATTCCATACACCAGTATAAGCCCTAGTAGTTGGATTATAATTAACGGGTAAAGGTAATTTAATACCTTTAACTTTGAACTTAATTTCAGGAATGGAACCACCAAACTGAGCAGCATCCTTTAAAGTAACACCAACTAAAGCTGTATGTGGGTAAGTCAGACTAGATTCAACTATAGTAGTAATAGCAGATAAAGCTGTAGTGCTATAATGTTTATCATTTGAATCATCAGCAGAATCTCGGACAATCATAATGCCCCAAGAATCAAGTTCTCCGGTAGTATCTGGCTTTTCTAATCTTACATCCCATGAATAAGGATTAGTACATTTACCATTCTTAGTAATAGTACTAGCTAATTGCCAACTTCCTGGACTACCGCCAAATGGTTGATGTCTTTTATAAACAGATAGAGTAACTGTGTAACCTACTCGGTCTCCTAGGTCTGTTACTTGCATTAATCTAGGAATAGTTAGGTTAATTCTAGCCGCATCATACATACCTAAAAGTGAATAGATATGCTGAATACCAGCTTTTAACTCAACCGGAAATACACCACCACCAGTTAAAGGGGCTTCTACCTCAGAGAAACCTTTAATAACAGTCTGGTCAACTGTACCTTGTCTGACTTCGTAGTCTACGGTAGAGCTATAGTTACTAATACTTGCACTATTTACTAGAATATCCTCTACGCTGTCTATTTGGCCTTCTGATAAGGCAAATAATAGTCTCATTGTCTGTTTAGAGGATAGGGTATCAGCAGCTTCTACTGGAGTATGCCCACCACCTTTCTTTTCACCATAAATTACTGGTAAGTTTTCCATTATGCTGTAACCTCTTCTGTAAATGCACCAGATGAAATAAGTACTGCACCACAATAAGGATTACCAAATATAAGTGGTACACTACCACCTTGGTTTCTTACTATAGGTGCGCCATTAAATAAATTAGATTTGTTTTGTTGTGCGGCAGGGTCTTGAGAGAATTCTGGGGTAGGAGACAAAGCAGACATTAGCATATTAAGGCCTATGCTAAATGCCATTAAAGCTATAGTATTTATAATAAGCATAGCTGTACCTAGGCTTAAACCTGTAGCAGAGGCCATAGCCATCGCTGCCGCCATACCTATTTCAATACCAGTTTCTCCATCTACTTCAGGAACAATCAACAAAGTATCAAACCCTTCAAAGCTAGAGAACACAACCTCAGGTACTAAAGCTACAAAACTATCTTCTCTAGTAGAATCAGCTAATACAAACTTATAGTTATTATTTAACAACTCATCAGCAAAGCTATCACCTTTCTGTAAGCGGAGCAAACTAACTACTTCTTTTATATTAGAAGCAAACAATTCAAATACCTCAGGATTTTCACCTGAAAGAATAACAACATTTAGTTTAGCCGACATATTTTAATACCTTATTTATTCTTCCTAAGAAAGTTTCAAAAGGAACTGATACACTAATCATACCTTGATGAATAACCTGACCTTTCCAATAGATACCTAAATGATTACAGATAAAGCCACCATGGTCTAATAGAACTAGATTACCATCAGTAAGTTCTTCAAAAGGAATTTCTTTAAACCCATAATCCTCGAAATAGTCACTAAATATATCATTCATGTGTCTAATATCTTGGTAATCTTTATCTACTAGAGAATCTCTCAGGATAATATCAAGTTCAAACCTATAAAAGTCCTGAACTAAATTATAACAGTCATAGATAAACCATTGAAAAGGTCTACCGATATACTCATTACTAGGAACTCTTGGAAACTGAACTGGGTCTGTAACTGTTAAACTCTCACAACCAACAATTAACCAAGGTAAACCAGTTTTCTTCTGATTAACATAGTCAGCATAACTAGGAGTTCTTAAATCAAATAGTTCTTGCTTTTTCAAAGCTCTAGTATGTGAATGAACAACTGCTATAGCTTTACTAAACCATCTAGCATAGTCTATACTATCTATTCTAAATGACTTTTCCGGCTCCTCAGCAGTATTCTTTACAGGAATAAAGTCATCTTCAGTTAGGAAACCACACATTTCCTGCGGATAGCAGTTTAATGTATGCTCTCTAATCTTCTCAGACTGTTTAAAAGTCAATACTATTCTATCTGACATTTTTATTAATCCCAAGCCCAGGAAAGTCTTTCTTTAACATCTGCCGTTTAGGAAGGAAAGCTCTTTCTTTATCTCTGAAATCCCTTAACTCAAAGGATAATGTAGTTCTATTATGAGAAGTCTTTTTAGCTATAAAGTATTTCAATGGCGGCAGCGATACTTTACTAGAGGAATTCAAATAAGGTGTAAATGTTCTAATATAAGTAACAGTAGCACCTATAATATCCCCGTAGGCAAAAGCTAACTGACCAATATACTTATTAACATTGGCTAGTACTAACTTTGGTCTTGGAGGCGCACCATCAGAAGAAAAAGATACTTCAGAAATCTGTATAGGGTACGGAACGTAGTCATTACCACCAAAACTAACAGCTTTTATATTAACTAGGTCAGTAGAGTCAGTCATAGTAGCTACTCTAAGTACACTACCAACTAGAGCCGGAACATTAGTAGAAGTTAAATCAATCTCAAAAAGCTCTACTAATGCTGGAACTTCTGATTTTAGAACATCTTGATTAATAGTCATATGTCGAAGACCTGAACTAACTTACAAGAAATAGAAAATACGCCATTTCTATTTAAAGTTTTTCTGGAATATCCTTCATTAGTGATTCTGAATTTCAATTGTACTGTTTCATTAGTAGGAGTCCAAGTTAGTATTCCCCAAGAACCAACACTATCTAATACAGTTTCTACAGTATTTCTTTCAGTTAATGTTAAAGCGCCCCACTCAACATTCCATGAAGCTACCTTATTATTAATCCCATTAGGTGCTATTTGTTGATAGCCATCCCCAAACTGGGAGGAGATGGCTCTGAAACTAACAGACTTATCACTTGAAAGTGCTATTTTATTAGGTAAAGGCAAAGCTGTCGTAGTCATGTCTTATCCAAATTTAGTAGTTCTGTTAAGTGAGTTGCCTGGTCTAGCTGCTAATCCGATTTCTTGCTTAGCTATAGTTCTCATCATAGCTTCTGCAATTTTCTGTCCTGTATCTGCGGGTTTTTCGTCCTTAGAACTTTGAACAGTAACTTCTATATTATACACATTACTGCCCGATTGTCCAGTACTATCAGCAGATACACCGAGTTTACCTTTAGAATTTCTGGTCAAAGGTAAAATAGCTTCTGGCCCTGCTTCACCCATTAAACCAGTACCTTTAGCAAATGGGAAAATAGTAGGTTTAGATACTATTGAACCTGAGTAAGCTGAGATACCTGAGCCTGAGAATACACCACCATTAGCATTAGGCCATATTTTAGTAGCGCCAGCTCCCCAGAAGTCTGTTCCAGATTTAGAAAAAGTATCTGTAAATGCAGCACTTTGACCACTACTAAACATATCACCAATCCCACCCATAGCCCAATTAGCTAAAGGTCTGATAATAGTTTTCAAAGCAGCACTAGCCATTTCCTGAGCAATTAACTTCTGAATCTCACCAATCATGGAAGTAATTAAACTAGAGAAAGCTTGTTTAGCTGTCATAGTACCGTTGGCAAAACCTGTGAAAGCATTAGTAAAAGAATCTGAGAATACTTTATCAAAATGTTGTGCTACTGCATCAGATGTAAGTCTAAAATTCTCTAATTCTTCTCTTAGTTTCTTTAAAGCACTACGTTCTTTTAAGTCTACTACACCAACAAGTTCCTCAGTCTTAGCTATTTCAAGTTCTTTAACTCTAACAGCTTCTTCCATAGATGCTATTCTAGCTTCATTAGCGGCAGTTATCTGTTGTAAAGCAGTAAACTCACCTATAGCTCCTGTATTTTTAAGAATGTTAGTTCTTTCTAAAGCGGCTTGATAGTCAGCTTCTTGTAAAGTTCTTTTCTCATCTATATCAGCTATAGCACCTTTCAAAGCAACATTCTGTCTTTCTATTTCTAAGTTTCTAAGAGCAGCAGTATCTCCGGCAATTTTAAACTTTTCTAGCTTATCCCTATTAGCTACATCAAATTGACCTAAAGCAGCTTCACCACCTCTACCTTGGAAAGCAAGTACTTTGGCTTGTCCTTCTAAAGCCATGGCTTGATATGCTCTAGTAGCATCAGTCTTTTCAATAATAGTCTTAGTAGCAAGTTTATTAGCATCAGTTTCAGCTTTAATTAACTCACCATTTAGCTTTTGAATCTTAACTTTATCTTTTTGAGCATAAGCTAACTGTAACTCTTGGTTCAGCATTTCTTTCTGAACAGCTAAATCAGTTTCCTGTAACTGCATCTTTTGAGAGAAATAAGTCTCAATAGACATAGCATTTTGTTGATATAGAATATCTATACTACCTAGAGCTTCTGTAAGGTCAGATTGAATTTGTTTAGCCGCATTTTTGGCTTCTTCTAAAGATGTTTTATATATTTCAGTTAATGCTTTTTTCTGCTCAGTAGTAGAAGTTGCGGGTTCAACTGCACCAGCTTTATAAGTTTCTTGTGGAGAAACCAAAGCTTCTTTATAAGTCTTTTCCCTATCAGCTTTTAAAGAACGTAAAGTAGATTCTTCAATTAAAACTTCTTGATTTACTTTAGCTAGTCTGTCTAAATACCCTTTACTTTTAGTCTGGTCATATTGTTGTTGTAAAGTTCTTTGAGAGTCAGCAAGCCCTTTAAGTTTATCTTCCTGATATTTTATCAGTTCATCTGCACTTTTTACTGCTTGGTTCTGAGAAGCATTATACTCATTTAAAGTTTTTCCCTGTGCTGCTAGACTCTTTCTAAGAACTTCTGTAATTCTATCTTCTAAAGAAATTGTAGCCTCTTTAGCAGCTACTAATTTACCTATTAAAAGACCCAAGCCTACCATACCAATAGTAAAAATGTTACTCTTAAGTACCGTACCAACAGATAGTAAAGCACGTTCAAAAGTAACAGTAGCTCTAGTAGCTAAAGCTATATTTCCAGTGTAAGCTACTAAACTACCAGCAGCAGCTCCAGCCAGCATATTGAAGAAAGTGTTTAAGGTGTTTTGCAATGACTGAGTGTTACTTGTAAAGGCTACCAACTTATCTAATACAGCTGTTAGATTCCTAACAAAATTAGACATTGTTTCTTCACTAGCTTTACCCACGTTCTCGGCAAACAGTGTCCAAGAACCCGTTAATCGACCTAACTCTGCATTTAAACCAGTAGATGCCTTTCTAAATGCCTCACCACCAAAAGTTTTAGCTAGTAAAGCTACGATAGCATCTATATTTCCATGGGCCTCCACCAGACCTTTCTTCATTTCCTCGCCAAGTTGTCTAGTAGTCATACCTAAAGCTACTGCGGCTTGGTTATAGATACCTGGAAGTCTTTGAGCTAACTGTTTAACCATCTCCTCAGCTTGAATCTTACCTTTATTGAAGGACTGAGCTAAAGCTAAGAAAGTACTATCTACAGCATCTGTTGTCATATGCAAAGTAGTAGCAATTGTATTTACATTGGAAAATACTCTTCTAAGTGTTTCAGCAGATTCACCAGCCATTAAGAGAGAAGCTGCAAAATCAGCATAAGATTTTCTTAACTGGTTGACAGAAACACCTGTTCTTTTACCTTCTTCATTTAAGAACTCCAACTCTCTAGCAGCCGCAGCAGCAGTACCAAAAGTAGCAGTTAGAGATGCTGTACTAGACTGTAAATTAATTAAAGCTTTAGGTATAGATAGTAAAGCCTGTTCAGTTAAGTTAATAGCAGCATTATATATTCTATAGATACCAATTACTTCAGCAATATGAGTGCCTAGGCTTTTATGCTTTCTAATAGATTCATCTAAAACAGTATTTTGTTTG